AAGAGGTGTGTGATATGAATACAGGAGTATGTCATACCGTACGTTCTAAAGATGGTCTTGTTGAAAGAATCAATAAACGATACCTTACCGAAGACGGTAGACAACTATTAAGTGATTAACCATGAGTTTAGAAAAACAATTACGCGAAGAGTTAGATAGATACAATAGTATTAATAACTATGGAAAAAAATCTATTAACGAACAAGAAGAAGTAGATCCTACGGATTTACCGACGGGTGATGAACCTGTAGGAGATGAGCCTGTAGGTGATATTCCAGCTGATGAACCGGTGGGTGATGAATTAATGGGTGACGAACCAGTGGAAGATATTCCTGCTGTTGAACCTGAAGGTGACTTTGATGTCGAAGAGATCGATATTACCGATTTGGTTAATATGACACAAAACATTAAAAATGATTTAGATTCAAGTAAATCAAATAATGATGAGGTTTTAGGTAAAATGGGAGACCTATTTGGAAAGTTGGATGATTTAGAATCTAAACTATCACAAATGGATAATGTCATTGCTAAAATTGACGGTCTTGAAAGTAAGGTTACTCAGATGAAAGAACCGACACCTCAAGAGAGACTTGAAATGAGGTCTTTAGATTCGTATCCATTTAATCAAAATCCAAGTGACTTTTTCTCGCAGAAACAAGGTGAGATGAAGAAAAGTGGTAAAAATGAATATGTCATCACTAAGTCAGACTTAGATGATATTAACTCAGGTGAAATGAGAGCTTCATTTGGGGAAAAAGAAGAAGACGAATATTAAAATGAGTTTAAGTTCGGACGTTAGGTTTTTATTAGAGGTACAATCACAATTTAGAATACTTCATTGGCAAACTAAGAGTCATGCAAAACATCTTGCTTTAGGAGATGCTTATGAAAACTTAGGGGAACTTATTGATACGTATGTTGAAACATGTATGGGTATCCATGGGAGATTTATATTAGATGAAGAAGAGAGAACCTTAACCATACAAAATTTATCAGATATAGATTTATTGGGTATGATTAAAACTGTAAGAACAAGTATTCAAGATATGGACATCAATCCAAAAGATGTTGACCTACTAAGTTTACGAGATGAAATGTTAGTTATAATAAATAAACTTTCTTATCTCCTTACTCTAAGGTAGTTGTAGATTAAAAATAAAATATTTTAAAATATTAAAGTCCAGGGGGTTGACCTTTGGACTTTTTTTGTGTACCTTTTAGTATAAACAAATAAATATTTTAATTATGAGCACAATCGACGCGATACTGAATCAGTATCAAAAGAACAACAATCCATCCGCAGGCGGAAACAGAATTTCAAGTGAAGAAAGACTTAAAAGGTACTTCACAACCATCTTACCGAAAGGAACGAGAAATGGTGAAAAAAGACTTCGTATTCTACCAGCCGCTGATGGAGGGTCACCATTTGTAGAAGTAAAATTCCACGAACTCCAAGTTAATGATAACTGGATGAAAATATATGACCCAGCACAAGTAGGTGAGAAATCACCATTAAACGAAGTTAGAGATAGTTTAATTGCAACAGGACTTGAGGAAGACAAAAAAACCGCAAGAACTTATAATGCAAGAAAATTTTACATCGTTAAAGTTATCGATAGAGATAATGAAGAAGACGGACCTAAGTTTTGGAGGTTCAAACACAACTACAAACAAGAAGGACCTTTAGATAAGATCTTTCCGATCTTCAAAAACAAAGGTGATATTACTCATCAAACTGAAGGTAGAGATTTAATCTTATCACTTTCACTAAACAAAGCACCTAATGGTCGTGAGTACACAACTATTAGTTCTGTTATGTATGAAGATGTTGGACCTTTATCAACAGATCCTGAACAGGCTAACGCATGGGCAAACGATCCACAAACGTGGGAAGATGTTTATGCTAAGAAACCTATTGAGTATTTGGAATTAGTTGCGTTGGGGGAATCACCAAGATGGGACAATGACCAAAAGAAATTTGTAGGAACTAATGAACCAACAACGGTTGAATTTTCGAATCCAACACCTGTTGTAGATCCACAAAGTACTGAAACTAAATCTGATGATTTACCGTTTTAATTAACAAACCTATGGGTCCCCACCTCAAAATGAATTTGATGGAAACATCTGGTGGAGCAAGATACCGACCATTTGTCGGCCCCGAGTGTGGGGACCCTTTTATAACACAAATATGGCAATAAAGAAAAAAGATTTTAAAAGTATCAAATCAAAGTTTTCCAAACAGGCAAAATTCAAGTCCGATAGATTTTTTGATTTAGGTGATGCGTTTTTAGATGCTACAGGTTTACCAGGTCCGGCAATGGGACACATCAATATGATGTTAGGACATTCTGATACGGGTAAAACAACCGCACTTGTAAAAACGGCCGTAGACGCACAAAAGAAAGGTGTGTTACCTGTTTTTGTTATTACAGAACAAAAATGGGATTTCCCACACGCTAAGATGATGGGTCTTGAAGTTGATGAGGTTGTTGATGAAGAAACAGGTGAAATTGAATATGATGGTTTTTTCTTATTTAACAATGAGTTTCAATACATAGAACAAATTACTGATTACATAAACGAATTACTCGACGCACAGAAAAGTGGTGAATTAGAATATGACTTACTATTCTTATGGGATTCAGTTGGTTCGGTACCATGTAAAATGACTTTTGATGGTAAAGGTGGAAAACAACATAATGCATCCACATTATCGGATAAAATTGGAATGGGATTAAATCAAAGAATTTCAGGATCAAGAAGAGTGGATTCGACTTTCACTAATACACTTGTCATTGTAAACCAACCGTGGGTTGAGTTACCAGACAATCCTTTCAGTCAACCTAAGATTAAGGCGAAAGGTGGTGAGTCAATTTGGTTAAACTCAACATTGGTTTTCAGATTTGGTAATCAGAAGAATGCGGGTACTAACCCAATTTCAGCGGTTAAAGATAAAAGAAAAGTAAAGTTCGCAACAAGATCTAAAATATCTATTATGAAGAATCATGTAAATGGTCTCGGATATGAAGATGGTCGAATTATACTAACGTCGCATGGTTTCCTTAAAGGGAAAGATGCTGCGGAAGAGAAGAAGTCGTTGGAGGGATATAAATCCGAATACGCGGAATTTTGGAAAGATCAACTTGGTATTGAAGGTGACTTTGATATTAAAGAAGAAAAATAGAATGTTGAACCTTATAACAGGTGATAAATGTCAGTATTATTAGTAGACGGAGATAACTTACTTACGATTGGATTTTATGGAGTAAAAAATTACTTCTATAAAGGCGAACATATAGGTGGGTTATATCACTTCATTAACACATTAAGAAAATCTTTCGAACTTTATAAACTCGATAAGATAGTTGTTTTTTGGGATGGTGAAGATGGTGCCGCTACTCGTAAGAAGATGTATTCTCGTTATAAGGAAAACCGAAGACAGAGAAATCGTTCCGACAAGGAAAAAGAATCCTACACAAAACAAAGAAGACGAGTTCAACAGTACCTTGAAGAACTTTATGTTAGACAAGGTGAGTTTGAATTTTGTGAAGCTGACGATTGTATTGCTGAGTACTCACAGAAAAGTACTGAGAACACAATTGTTTATTCCTCCGATGGGGATTTAGCTCAGTTAGTGTCTGACACTACAAGAATATATAACCCATCACACAGGAAACTTTATAGTCAAGATGATATAATACAATACGAACATCAAGAACTACACATACAGAACGTTAAAATCGTTAAGATAGTTTGTGGTGATCGATCAGATAATATTACGGGAATTTATAATTTGGGAATTAAGAAAATGTTAAAACTTTTTCCTGAACTAAAAACGAGACCTGTCACATTAAATGAAATTATTGTTAAATCAAATCAATTATTTGAGGAAGATAAAAATAACAAGACAGTTAAGAACCTTTTAACTGGTGTTACAAAATACGGAATTTATGGGGAGGAATTCTTTTCCCTTAATGAAAGTATAGTAAGCTTAGACCAACCGTTTCTTACAGATGATGCTCGAGAAACAATCACCGACCTAATCCATGAAAATTTGGATCCTGAAGGAAGATCCTATAAGAACACGATGAAGATGATGATGGAAGATGGTATGTTCACCGTTCTCCCAAAATCGGATGATGCGTGGGTTAAGTTCCTCAACCCTTTTTTACGTCTAACACGTAAGGAAAAAAATAAAAGAATAATAAAAATTAAAAATCATGACTAATAACGACACAACAAAAGTAGAATTTTTGTTATCTCTAAGCGGTAACATAATTTGTCAGAGATTCTTCAATGTGAAGGATTTTAACCATAAAGCGAAAAGATCCATGGATATTACACACGATGTTGCAAATATTTGTGAAGAAATTTCTAACGATTTGAAAGAAAAAACATTGGATTTTCTTAATAGTAATCAAAACTATTATCCCGTTTTAGAGCCTGGAGATAATAGTGAAGTGGAAGAAGAAGAGTACTTTTTACTTGAACTTAAGTTGAATGACGCAGTATTTATTCAAAGGATATTCGCCGCTCACGTTTTCCCACCTAAGGTTAGATATTCGGTTGACATTAGACCAAAACTTAGAAGAATTTTAAACAATTTATCTGAGACCTTATCATATGACGATGTAACCACAAATTACATGTCATACGAATTAGCAAAGTAGAGAATAATAATAATAATTGAGATAATCATGCAAGAAAAGAATTTCGGAGAGTTGGGGAGTCAATTCCAACAAACATTAATAAAATCCATAATCGAAGACAAAAAATACGGGGAACAAATTCTCGAGGTTTTAGATAGTAAGTACTTTGACAATATTACATTTAAATATATTGTTCAGAATGTAAAAGAGTTATTCGTAGCTTATAATTCGAGAGTACCTGACTATGAAACGGTTAGACAAAAGATTATTGAAAGTTCACTTGCAAATCCAAATACGAGTAAAATACACATTGACACATTAGATGGTATTGAAAATCTCCAAGATCCTGTACATACACCTTCATTTGTAAAGGACACCGCACTTAATTTCTGTAAACAACAAAGTTTAAAAAAGACTTTAAAGGATGTGGATAAATTAATACATGGTGGTGACTTTCAAGCGTATGATAGAATTGAAGAAATGATTGCTGAAGCACTTCAAGTAGGTGTTTCTGATGATATTGTCGTTGATATATTAGATAATGTTGCTGAAGCATTAGAGAGTGATATGAGAACTCCTATACCAACAGGAGTTGTTGGTTTGGATAATCTACTTGATGGTGGGTTATCACATGGTGAGTTGGGAATGGTTTTAGCACCTACGGGGACAGGTAAA